GAGATAGTCTCCGTATGTCGGATCAATCCCGGCGAAAGCTGTACCAAGATTCGAAACTTTCTCACGAAAGTCAGGAAGTTCTTCTACAACCTTCTCTACCTTCTCATTCCAACTCTTCGAAAGAGTTTCTCTCTCTGCCTTGGCCTGAGCTTCTCTAGCTTCTGCATCTGCCCTTGCTCGTGCTTCTTTGGTTTCCTGTTCAATCGTAAACTTAGTAAGATCACGAATGAACTTAGGATCAAACTCGCCGAGCGCATAAACTGGCTCGCCTTTGTCATCCAAAGCGTCAGGATTGGGGGCTTCAGGTGGAAGCTGTTCGCGTAGTGCGGGTTCTGCTTCTTGCTTTACCTCTTTTTGAGATCCAGCCTTGAAAGCATCAAATTCCCTACGAAGACTTTCCAGTTCACGTAGCGTATTGTACTTCTCGGCTGTGAGCTCATCGATCCTTTCCTTAGCAGACTTCCGATTCTTCTTAGCAGGCTTCTCTTCTTCGAGTTCTTCCTGCTCTTCAGTCTCTTCATCCTCAGAAGAAGTCTCATTCTCTTCTTCCTCGGCCTGTTCATCTTCTTCGGTTTCGAGTTGATCGCTCTCGTTCTCATCGATCTCTTCAGATTCTAGTTCCTCTTCTCCGAAGGTCTGAGATTCAGGTTCCTTCTCAAAGAAAGCGGTTTCAAAAGCGTCGAGATCATCCATATCGACAAGATTACTGTTGTCGTCAGTCTTCATTTAGCATCCTTATGTTAGCGGACGTTCCCTATTGCGGAGTGTTCGGAGTGGTGGGTTGAGCCTCTCCGTCCGAAGAATCTTCTGCATCCGGCTGTTGCTCGGCTTGCTCAGATTGAAAATCTTGATCTTGCTGCTGCATTCCTACGTCTTTAAGATGACCAACGAGATTCATCGCTACGTCAGCCTCGTGTTCGAGACGTTGTAGGTTCAAACTTTCGTCATCCTTGAGAATGGCAGCATAAGCGGCGAGACGATCCGTCTCTGCCTTGTAACGGTCAATAGATAGTTTAACTGCTTCTGTGTCGTGCTTGGTCTTGAGTAGAAGATTCTCTTGCTCAAGCTGCTGAAGCTTCTGCATGGCCTGCTGCATCTGTTGCTGTACCTGAGCCTGCTGCTGCATGATAGCGTTCATGTCAGGAGCCTGCTGGCCCATCTCAGCGCGTTCCTTGTCAGACAGAAGCTGAGGCGGAATCGTCTTCTGTAGACGCTCTGCAAGCTCTTCTGCACCCGGCCAATCCTGCGCCTTAACGACAATATCACCAGCTATCTGCATCAACTCTGGATATACCTGAATGGCGTCCATCATGGCTTGAGCAGCTTCAACACGACGAGTGGTGTACGAAGCACCAGAAGTCATCGCTACGTCATATTTGCCAGCAGCGAGGTCGGGAGAGTTCGGATCCATCGGATCGTTGATCTTGACAAGCTTCGTAGCTTCATCTTCGCCAATGACACGGATAATACGTGTACCATCGTAGATCTGAGGAATAAGCTGATTGATTACGTCACCAGCCTCAAGAATGGCTTCATTCCCGTTGTCATAATACGTAAGAGAAGCAACATCACCTTCCCGCTGACGAGCCATAATCGCTCGACCAGACGTTTCGTTACTCTTGATACCTAGTGAGGCATCATGAATACCAGTGACGTCTTTCATGTCCTGAGTATTTACTTGAGCCTCATTTAGCAGAGCCATTTGAAGCTGAGGCGGATCAATACGCTCAGGCGGAGCTGATGCATCGTCGTTATAAACTAGAAGGGGATCACGAGACTTGTGAGCCTTGCGGAAATCCTCTTCCCGGCCCTCTACGGCGCTCTCAGGAGCCAGCCACTGGGCCTTAGGTGCGTAACCTAGTTGTTCTGCGGCCACCGAGCGCCAGAAGTTACGGAGACGAGCCGCATCCTTCATGAAACGGATAAGACCGTATCGTACTCGGCGGTCGCCGACAGTGACCGTTCGACCACTCATGCGGATAATAGGAAGCCTCGTCATCTTCCATTCGAATGGACCTGCAAGTATCTGGAAGCCACTAACAAGGTGCATCTGAGCGTAGTGACAAGGTGCCATACGGGTCTTGACAGGCTTGCCGTGCTTGCTGTACAGCTCATCCATCTTCTCGCCTTCAATTACGTGGATGCTTCCATCCTCGAAGAGGCCAAGAAGGCGCTTACGAACAAGCATACGCCAGTGCTCAGTAACACGGACAGTTTGCTGGTCTAGCCAGCCGGTAGCATAGAGATCACGCTTAAATGATCCACCAAGAGAGCTCACAGGAGCGTCAGGAAAACGCTTCTCGTACTCTTTAGTTGGCATCGTATCATCTACGAAGCAGTGTGTGGCATCACGCCCCGTAGGATCGATAGACAGTCTGTCCCAAATTACAGAGAGAGCGTCACCAACTGGATTGAGAACTATCTCTTGATCGAATACGTCATCTGATGTATACTGAACACTAACACGAAATGCACCATCACCACACTGGATCATGCTTTCAAAAGCATCGTCGTAGACACGAGAAGCTCTGGCCCGAGTCTCAATAGAGCGAATCAGGTCAGAGCGAATATCTGCAACATCTTTATCACCATTCTCGGCAGGAAGGACCTTGACGCCATTACGGCTTTCACGCCAGTCACCGACGAGTTGGGCTGTAAACTGAGGAATTGTGTTGATTACGAGGCAAGGAAGACCTTGACGCTCGGCGAGAACCTGAGGATCCCACTGCTCACCAGCTACGAACTTCTTATCTTCTAACGCAGCCTTACGATTGTCATCATCGGCAGCAAGATCTAGTTCGTACGTCTCACGGAGGTCCTTGAGATAGTCTTCAGCGGAGTCAAAACCCTCAGGAACGTAAGACTCAGGCACCTTTTCCGGAGATTCCTCAGGAAGAATCAGTGAATCTAGCTCTTTTCCGTCTTTTTTATCTGCCACTAAATCATCCATGATGTGTCGGACTTGCCGGTGTAGGGATTATTCTCTTGACCGGAAATATCTTTGAGGTTATAAGGAAGTTCTCCTTGTTCTGGCGGCTGTTTTCTGCGACGACCCGTCAATTTCTCGAAAAGGAAGGACAAACCCCACACAAGGGCGTCCATTCTGTCAGGAGATCCATGAACTCTGTCATAGTCGGCAGAGAAAGTGCACATTTGGTCTTCTAGTTCGTCAAATCGACCTATGTGGTGGACTCGGTTTTGCTCATATAGGGCGGATACCGGTTCAGCACGAACAAGCTTTCCCCTAGACGCATGTACCAAGGAAATAGGAACGTTTCGATCCACGGCTCGGATAACGGATTCGACCATTTCCCCACCTTGATTTTTTTCAGCAACGATTCTATCTGCCTCGAATTCACGAAAGAGTGCGACAGCAGCTCTTGCCCATTCGTCAGGAGAGCCTCTAACACTACGATCAGCGAGGACGTATCCTCGATTGTAGCCGTCAGCGTCTCGGGAAACTCCGACACAAACAATTCCCGTTTCATCTGATCCTTCCTCCGAAGAAACAGCAGGATCAACCGCGACTACGATACGCTGTAGGTCCGCTGGCGCTTGTGGGCGTCTGTTGTTGTCTATGTTCGTTCTGGTCCAGAGAGCGCCGGGAATATCTTCCAGAAGCTCACCTTCCAGTTCCTGTCGGCCCAATCGAGTTCCACCGTAGCGATCTTCGATTTGTCGCAAGAAGGGTGCTGCAAGATTTGCTGCGTTATCGTACGTACGTCCGCGAGTGACATATGTGTCGGGATCATTCATCAACTTCTTGATTAGAGGCAGCGGACGCGGCGTCGTGGTGACGATTTGCCTAGGGTTCTTGCCAAGACGAAGACCAAACTGAAGCTGATCCCACGTCTCTTGCATGTATTTGAACTTGGCAAGCTCGTCGATCCAAGCTGCATCGTGCTGAGGACCACGAAGCTGATCTGGTTCGGTGGCGTTATAAAGGAATGCCTGAGCGCCGTTAGGCCAAGTTACTGTACGGTTAGTCTTCTCGTAGATTGGTCGGAAATCTTTGGGGTGTACTGAAAGAATTCCTGACTCACCTTCGACCATAACAAGTCGTCCGTCAGCCGCTGTTTCGGCGACTAGAGCAATGCGGCTGTATTTGCCTTTGCTCAAAGGGGTTTTTCCGCAAACCCAATTGCGGATAGTCTCCGCACCTACTCTAGTCTTACCGAATCCACGACCTGCGAGAATTAACCAAGTAGTCCAAAGACCTTCTGGTTCAATTTGATTGGGACGAGCCCAGAAAGGCCAGTGATAAGTAAGTTCAGCCTTAACACTCGGGTCCAACGATGATAAAAGAACCGTCCTCTCTTCCTCGTTCAATGAGGCCATTAATTGCGCTGGTGAAAGCATCAGCTGCTTCTCGGACTTGTTCGTACTTGATAGCGTCTCCGTTAGGTCCACTAATTTCCTTCCTCTCGACGAACATACCAAGAGCACGGGCAAGCAACTCACAGCCACGGAGAACCGCACTATGGTTGTTGTCTACTTCAGCTCTTTCAATCGTACGTCGAATTTTGTTAATTACGAAGTCAGGTTTGAGTGTTACCTGCTTCGAACGTTCGGCGGTAAGTTGATCAATAGCGGCTTTAATGCCGGGGTGTTTAAGCATTTCGCAAGCTAGCCGTGCAGGATACTTAGTATTGTATCCAGAACGATTCACCGCAGCAGCGCCGTCGAAGTCAACCAGATACTCTTCAACAAAACGCCGCTGCCTAACGGTCAGGTTGTCGATCACCTCCTGTACATTACCAGCATCCAAGGCAGCCTGAATTGCGGGCTTAATCTCGTCCTTAGACTTCCTTCGTGGTTGTTGGATGCGAATTTTAGTCTCAGTCATTGTTAAAAACACCCTTATTTTAACTGTTAGTAAAATCAGCCGTTACAATACTACCATTTTGTCCGTTTGTTGCTGGATATGGTGCTGAGATTGTAGCCGAAATATCTACTGCGGTACCTTGTGCAACGAAAGAACCACTAATTTTCTTATAACATTGAATATGTGTTCCGTCATAAGTAAATCTTAGAGTATCTCCAACTGTGTAAGTTGCAAGGCTATTTTGAACAACACTTCCGTTTAGGTATAGAGATCCATCAGAAGCGTAAGCCATACTTCCGGGGGTATTACCCACCCAGTTGCTTGTTCCAAAAGATGAAGTACAAACACCGGGACCCATAGCAACGGCTGTTAGAGTAATATCATAACTTTTACCTGCCGTAAGTGGGGCGGAGGCCCGAAGCAATGAATCAGGAGAACCTGTCATTGTTCCTATATTATTACTAGCTCCACTAATAGCCCACTGAGAGTTACTCGGTGGTGTATCCGTGCTACTATTCCAGTGAGTAGTTGCACCCCCTGCTGTCGTAGTAAAGGAGATTGGACCTATTGCTGCCGACGGATATCCGTTAGAATCTACATGAACAGCATAGGCCACATACGAATTACTCGCAGTTAGACCAGAAATACTTATAGCTTTTGCGCCACTAGAAGAAACGGCAAAAGTGCCTGAAACATCTGCGGCAGAATATGCTCCAGCAGTGCTAAAATGAAATCGAATATCATTTCTGCGACCATCCCACCAAGTAGGATGCGAATCTACAATCCACTGGATGTTTCCAGTAGAACCACTCGTAGTAACATTCAGTGTAGCAGTAGTTGATGTAACTCCTGTAACAGAAGCCAAACTAAGACTAGGTGGTGCAGTAATTTTATAGGTTATTGTTGAATCATTACTGACACCATTCAAAGTTTCACGAAGAGTGAATGAGCCAGAAGTCGTTACTTGTGTGGTGCCATCATAACTCCATGATCGGTTTGAACTATTAAGAACCAACCAAGAAGGGGCGCCGATAGCGGTTAAAGTAGAGCCATCCGTTGTTCCGATAATAATGCTACTCTCTTTTAATCCGCTAGTGACATCAATCGTAGTGGTTAATGTTTCAAGAGATGGCGTATGCCCGTTATATCCCGCCCAACCCAAAGTCCAAAGTTGACGTTGAATATGTTGTTCAGGGTTGGCAATTGCAAAACTTATAAGAGATGCTTTATCAGTAACGCTAGAAAAAGTAGGAGTTAATGCGGCGTAAAGTTGTGCTGCGGTATAGGCATTCGTAGGGGAATAACTGGACACGTTAACGTTTGTACCTGAAGCTGCATCATCCCAAATATTATTATTAAATGCTGCGTGGATTCCTGCTGTATATGTAGGATTTCCAGTTGTTGATGTTTCGTAATGAGTGACACCAAACCCTACTCCAATACGAAGATAAGAAATATTGTTATTATACGTCATATAACTTGGTTGTGGTGCAATTGCTGCAATAGCATCGGTACGCATTACATGAGCACTAGTAGATGTAAGATCATTACTACGTACAAAAACATTATAACGTGCTACACTATCGGGGCGACCATTTACAGAAACAATACCCCAACGACCGCCGTAACCTGTATACGGCTCAGCATCACCAATGACAAAGTTATAACAATAATCAATATCTACGCCTGTAGGTCGGGTAACAGTGTATGCTGTACCACTACCCAAGGGTGAAGCAATCGGCATATCGATGTAAACATTATTATGGCAAAGAACACTAGTACGATTCTGTCCACCATCATAGGAGGAATCAATGAAAAGATTCCTACGACTACAAATAGAACCAGAATCTTCCTGGATGTAGAAAGCGTGGTTTCTGCCCCCGGTATTGGCAACGCCGCCGAGACTGTAATCCTGATCTCTAGTCGCGCCGACTTTCCAGCCGTTGTGATACCAGACACAATCCTCGATGGTGACGTGATCGATGGCCGAGAAGTAGCCGCCAGAGATGCTGTAGCCCCACTGGCCGTAGGACGCGCAGTTACGGAAGATTAGACATGTACTATAGGTAATAGCTCCGATATTACCTTCTTCCTGAACTACAACACCATAAGCATTGAAAATACAGTTCTCAAAAAGGATATAATCATTACTATAACCGGTACCGGGTAGAATAGTTAATCCAAGACCGCCGGTTGTACTCCCATTTGCCGGATTAAAATAAAGCCCTTGAAAGACTAGCTTTCCTGCTGGCTGACTACCTGCACCACCACCGTTAGTAATCCAATTACCACCAGTGAATTGGGGTCGATTGCCCGCCGTCGCTCGTCCATATTTAGCTGTATTAGTAGAATCTGCCGGATCATAGGAGCGAAATACTGTTGGGTATTGTGGTGAGAAACCTCTTTTTGCATTTAGAGAGGGCAGGACTTCATTATAAGAGGTACCTTGTGCAATAAGGATTTGATCTCCATTGAGATCTGTTACCTTATTCATTGCAGCAGTAACAGTTGCTAGAGCTTGTGCATTTGAAAGACCGGTATTAGAATCATTACCTGTTGATGCATTTACAAAATAATAGGTTGCACCAGATCGTAGAGGAAGATCTGTAAAACCGTTAACATCAACGGCATTACCCATGGTTGTATCATATACAACAGTACCATTATTACTAATACTTGTAAGCTGATTACTACGACTGTAGGAGACGCCATATTGATTGGCGGCAGTAACCACACAAGTTAGGTTGGCACCTAAGTCTGCATTTACACATGTGTAGGTATTGGCTGTAGCCCCCGAAATATCTACCCCGTTACGCTGCCACTGATAGGAATAAGTAACCGTAGTTGTGCTGGTCCATGTACCTGATGTACATGAAAGTAGATTACCCACAGCTACAGTTCCAGTAGCACTGGGCGCAATGGTATTAAAAGGAGCAAGACCTCCTGTAGGGGTCGGGATCATTACAATCTTCTTGCCCTTACGGCTAAATGTCGTACTACCTGCCATTGCGTAATGTCGCCCTATTTGTTTTGGAGTTGTATTGATAATCCAGCGGACTTTTGCCTGACCGTTTGGCGGCTCTATCTCTGGCCCTAGCACCCGGAGACATGTTGCCTCGACGAGCGCCTTTCATTGTTGCGTTACCGTTTGCATCCAGATCGCCCGCCTTCTTGAGGACCGAAGTCGCAATTGCGTAGGCGGCTCTTTCGTTGTGTCCTTTAGCTTTGAGCTGAGACACGAGACGTTCTAGGATCTTAGGCACAGTTAACCGTTCTTGGTTCTTTTGGATCGGCGATTGAAATGCCTGTTGACTGAAGCCGATTCAATTCGTAGGTTGGAAGCTGATTCGTTAGCGGTGTTGCCGTTCTTATGATCTACGTCCTTACCGTCACCTTTCGAAACCAGACCCTCTTTCATAGCAATACGGCGAGCCTTGTTACGCTGTGCCCTACGCTTGATCTGTTCTGGCTGTGAATTGTACTTGGCCTGCGCTGCCTGCCTTCCCGGTGTGTTGGGAAGAGTAGTCTTGCCGCTAGCTTTCGGAGGTGTGAACTTACGCACGGAAGGCGCAATGTCATATTTCTTCACTGAGGTTGAACCTTGTCGTTGTAAGGATAGGCACTAGGATCTAGCTGGTAGTTGCCGTGAACGTACTGTTTCAGTCTACCTAGATCCTCTGGTGTGACTCCGTGGTTGTGTTGAAGAACGTACCAGTCTTGCGGAGTAAGCCTGTTGAGTGTATCTTTGAGCCAGTTGTTGTAACCTTGCGGAGGTGACTGCTGAAACTTCATACTTTGCTGTAGAAGCGAGTCCAAAAGGTTGCCACCCTGACCTGTATATGCGTACGGGCCAAGTGAATGATCCTCGTAGCTTTTAGATTCTGGGGTGTTACCTAATTTCACTGACTACTCCTTATACACCTATTATACTATATTTTGAAGGTAAAGTCAAGCTTTATTTTTAATTTGTATCCTTTTTTATGTTTTGTACGATTTTTCTTGACAAAGTGAGTGAAATATAGTATAATACTGGTAACAGTTTGCGGCGGGGGTAAATCCCTAGTGTAATCTGTTGGGGGTGATAGCCGAGGAGGCCGTAGGCCGACGAGGGTATCGGGGGAAGATCGCCGTTAAAAAATTAGATAGGTATTGATTAAGTGTGCCCGATCGGTGTGCTTGTCAATACCTTTTTTTATAATCTAACGAACTATTGATGAAAGTACAGTTTGAATTTTTATTCTACCGCTGTAGGTGGGTTTATTGCCGCGATAAAGCCTATTCAATTCT